AAGGTGGAGATTAAGGCCAGCGCACTAGGCATTGCTGACGCCCAGATTAGCCTGGCCGTGAGGGCAAGTGACGAGGCGCTGAAACAGGAGATGCAGCAGCAGGCAGTTGAGCGCCAGGCCAAACCTAGAAAGCTACAGGAGAACCAGCAGGCGGCGCTGGACTCCATCCACGATGCCATAAAGAAGAATGGGCATATGACAAACGTGGGTGAGGAGCGCCACAAGACGGTCTCAGTCTCAGAGTGGAAGGAGGCATTTGCCAAGCTGAAGGGTGACAGCAAGTCAATCGACAGCGACTTTTACCGTGGCAAGAAGGCGATGTTTGCCAAGAAGCTGGTCGGGTATCACGAGACGGATGTGGCGAATTACTGCTGGGTTATTTACCACGATGGTGACAAAGATGAGCCGTTTGTGGCATCAGTTTGATAGGCAACTTGCGAAGTTGACTATGTAAATATAGGCAGTTGCCTATGTACTTATGTTGGGAATATATAGGCAACTCAGTGAAATATAGGCAGTTGCCTATGCTGCAAGTTGCACAGGAATAGGTAAAAACCTAGTCAACTTACAACTTCTTGCTTAATGCAAGAAGTAAGTTAACTAGGTTGACTACCTCGGAAAGTTGGTATGGTGAAGTTGACTAGATGAGGAGTTGAGGATGGCAACGAAGAAACTTACGGATAGGGATGAGTTCCCGTCTGACCCTTTCAAGGTCTTCCAGCACTCGCTGATGGTGGAGATGGAACTGGCGAAGATGGAGCATGAGAAGACCTGGGGCATTGACCGAGTGATTGATTTGGTGGATGCCGAGTTCCGGAGAAAGGTCAACGCGCAGCGTGAGCGCATCTGGGAGGCAAGCCAGGCGCGGGACGAGGAACGGCTAGAGAAGGCCATCAAGGGAATGATCGCGGCCTACAAGGCGCTCACTAGGTGGGCGGTTGAGTCAGGCATAGAGCAGATGCCTAAAATCGATTGCATGGAGCATAGGATGCAGGACGGCAGCTTGCTAGTCGTTGTCAGGGATAGGACAATGGGGACATGGTACGAACAGTTTCGTAAGGAGCCAGGCGCACGCTCGATCTGGACACTTGCGGAATTGGAAGTGGTAATGAACGGGCCAACACTGAGCCAGGTGCGTGAGATCAAGGCAGCATTGCCTGGTACGCAAATGGTTTCAGTGGAAGCAACAGGATCAAGCGGCTTTGAGGACATGAACAATGACATTGACATCAGCAAACCATTCAGAGGAACCAAACTCTTTGACACCGCAGCGGCAGAAACGCAAATACACGCGCAAGGCGGCAAGCGTGGAAGGTAACGCGATGGCGTTTGTAGGGCAATCGGAAACAAAAACAGCACAACGTGCTGCGAAAAAGGCAATCGGCAGTGCATTCGTATCGACGGAAGGCGGCGAAGCCGCACGAAATATTGAGCCAGCTACGCGCGTGAACCGGCCAGGCGCGGGGCGACCAACAGAATACGGCAAAGAAATTTGGCATGGAATATTTGACAAAATAGGTGCTGGCGCGTCATTGACAACGGCGATCAAAGAGCCAGGCATAAGCTACTCGCACGCGCAGCGGCTGATAGACGCCGACCCAGCACTAAGCGAAGCCTATGAGACGGCGAAGAAGACTCGAGCGTCGCGGATGGCAGAGGAGATCATCGAACTGGCTGACGCGCCGATCCCAGAGCATCTGCAAGGCGTGGAGATCAGCGCTTGGGTAGCGCAGAAGCGCTTGCAAGTCGATGCACGCAAGTGGGTAGCGGCCAAGCTGCATCCGAAGGTGTACGGCGACAAGATCGACGTTAGCGTGCGTGATGACCGCATCAGCGTGATCGACGCACTTGAGGCCGCACGCTCCCGCGTCCAGATCGGAATGGACGTTACGGACATAACACCGAAGTTATCCACAGGGTCAAAGTGAAAAGTACCCGAAGTTGTCCACAAAATAAGGTCACGTGCCTAATGTTTAAGCAGAAAGGGCCATAAGTACCCTGTTTTCATTCACATAATGGACACTGCATTTAGTAGTGTGATTGAACTATGTAAAACGTACATGGAAAATTTCCAATGGAATCAATGGGTTACGTTAATGCTGGCGTTTTATCAGAGGAGAAAATGCATAGGCAAAGTTATGCACAGGCATGACATAGTAAATTTGATGTACGAACTAAGTAACATGGCCCGCCGCCCGCCCGACGGGGGGGGGGTAGGGCCGACGCGAAAGGGCCACAGAGACGTAGCCTCCGCGCACAATTTTTATTTTTTTATGCTATAACCGCGCCAACAAAACCACTTGACGATAAATGCAACTCCCGATTTACAAAGGCGAGGAAGAGCAAAAGCTGATGACGGAATTATGGTCACCGGCGATTGCCAATGACCTAGAGGCGTTTGTGAGGTTTGCATTTCCTTGGGGTGTAAAGAACACGCCATTGGAACGCTTTACAGGCCCGCGCAAGTGGCAGCGCGAAGTGCTACGCGACATCACGGATCACATCAAAAAGCAGAAGGATCAGATTACCTATGACACCGTGCGGATGGCGGTGTCATCCGGACGCGGGATTGGCAAGTCGGCATTGGTTAGCTGGCTGGTGCTGTGGATGCTGACCACTCGGATTGGCGGCAGCGTAGTGGTCAGCGCGAACAGTGAGAACCAGCTGCGCTCGGTCACTTGGGCCGAGTTGACAAAGTGGGCGGCGATGCTGATTAACTCGCACTGGTGGGAGATAAGCGCTACTAAGCTAGTGCCCGCGAACTGGTTGACGGAACTCGTTGAGCGTGATTTGAAGAAGGGTACGCGCTATTGGGCTTGCGAGGGTAAGCTGTGGTCTGCGGAGAATCCTGACTCTTACGCTGGCGTCCACAATCAGGACGGCATGATGCTGATATTTGATGAGAGTAGCGGTATCCCTAATCCGATTTGGGAGGTGGGCGCGGGATTCTTTACGGAGAACACGCCCGACAGGTACTGGTTTGCGTTTAGCAATCCGCGGCGTAACGAAGGCTATTTCTTTGAGTGTTTTAACGCCAAGCGGGATTTTTGGAACACGCGGTGCGTTGACGCCAGGACGGTGGAGGACACGGATAAAGCTGTCTACGAACAGATTATCCAAGAGTACGGCGAGGACTCAGCCCAGGCCAAGGTTGAGGTGTACGGCGAGTTTCCATCGGCCGGCGAAGATCAGTTCATTTCGGGGACACTGGTGGATGACGCTGCCAAGCGCCCACGTTACAAGGATCTGACCGCGCCTATTGTGATGGGAGTGGATCCGGCCAGGGGTGGTGCTGATGCTACTGTTATTGCGGTGCGCCAAGGGCGGGACATTGTGGCGATTAAACGGTATCAGGGCGAGGACACCATGACAATTGTCGGGCGCGTCATTGAGGCTATGGAGGAATTCAAGCCTGTTCTGACGGTGATTGACGAGGGCGGTCTGGGCTACGGGATACTAGACAGGTTGACTGAGCAGAGGTATAAAGTGCGCGGTGTGAACTTTGGTTCCAAGGCGAAACATTCGATTGCTTTTGGGAATAAGCGGGCCGAAATGTGGAACGATATGAGATCGTGGCTAAAATCTGCTAGTATTCCCACAGACCGGCAGCTAAAAGCTGACCTAACTGGGCCTATGAAGAAACCGAATTCGTCGGGGACTATTTTCCTTGAAGGGAAAAAAGAGATGAGAGCAAGAGGATTGGCTTCACCTGACGCGGCAGACGCGATTGCCGTTACCTTTGCTTTTCCCGTGGCGCATCGGCAGTACACGGAGCCAACCCGCCGCGTGAATTCTCAGGGCAGCGGCGTTAACACATCTTGGATGGGGGCATAGTATGGCTACGAAACCAGGGCTTTATGCCAACATTCACGCCAAGCAAGCACGCATTGCGGCTGGCTCCAAAGAGAAGATGAACAAGCCTGGCACAAAGGCAGCGCCTAGCGCAGCCGACTTTAAGCAAGCAGCTAAGACGGCGAAGAAGAAATAGCCAAATGGCTGATTTTGAACTTCCCAACATTGATCAATTTTCGCCGGAAGAGCAAGCCGCGTTGAATTATCATCGGCAGAATTTGCTAACGGGAAGTGGCTTAAAACATGATGATGGTGGCATGACCACTTTTATGGGATCTGTTGTTGACACCGACAATGGGGCTATGATATTGCCTAGATATTGGGGCGGATCGGTAAGAGAAGTGCCTGATGCAATGCGTTTTGCTATACGATCTGGAATTAAGTTCCCGACATATGAGTCCGTACCCAAAGCATTGGAAGCAGAAAAGCGTATGCATGATGTAATGGAACAAGACCTTAAAGCCTACATGAGAGGTAAGTAATGCCTTTAGTCAAATCCAAAACACCAGAGGCTTTCCGTAAGAACGTGAAGGCTGAAGTTGCCGCCGGTAAGCCGGTAAAACAGGCAGTTGCGATTGCATATTCTGTCAAGCGCGAAGCGCAAAAGCCTATGCCAAAGGGTAAGAAATAATGGCTGATTACACCGGCATTGCTGCCGCAGGCGCAGTAGCCAACGGCGGCGGTCAGAAAGACACCGAGTCCAATATCTTGGCAACTGCCCGCAGCCGCTTGGATATGGCCATCGGGGCGCTGTCTGAATCCCGCGAGGATGAGATCGACGATCTGAAGTTTTACGCCGGTTCGCCTGACAACCATTGGCAGTGGCCTGCTGATGTGCTGGCGACTCGAGGCGCGGTGCAGGGCCAGACGATTAACGCTAGACCTTGCCTGACAATCAACAAACTGCCGCAGCACGTGCGGCAAGTGACCAATGACCAACGCCAAAACCGCCCAAGTGGCAAAGTTATTCCTGCCGATGACAAAGCCGACGTTGACGTTGCCGAAATCTTTAACGGCATGGTCAGGCACATTGAATACATCTCCGACGCCGATGTCGCTTACGACACCGCCTGCGAAAACCAAGTCTCCTATGGAGAAGGCTACATCCGCATCCTGACGGAATATTGCGATGACGATACGTTTGACCAAGACATCAAGATTGGGCGCATCCGCAACAGTTTTAGCGTTTACATGGATCCGACGATTCAAGACCCGTGCGGGTCTGATGCCAAGTGGTGTTTCATTACCGAGGACGTGACGAAAGCAGACTATGAGCGTATGTATCCTGATTCGGCGCCTATCACGACCCTGCAGTCGCTGGGCGTCGGTGACCAGAATTTGTCTCAATGGCTCAACGAAGATACGATCCGCATTGCGGACTACTATTACGTTGACTACGACCGCGAAACGCTGAATTTGTACCCTGGGAACATCACGGCGTTTGAGGGTTCGCCCGAAGACAAGCTGCTGAAGTCCCAGTTTGGCAAGCCAACCAAGTCACGCGAGTCTGACCGGTGCAAGATCAAGTATTGCAAGATCAACGGGTATGAAATACTGGAAGAGCGCGAATGGGCGGGCAAGTACATTCCCGTTGTGCGGATTGTGGGCAACGAATTTGAAGTTGACGGGCGTCTGTACGTGTCAGGAATTGTGCGAAATGCCAAAGACGCGCAACGAATGTACAACTATTGGGTGTCTCAAGAGGCAGAAATGCTGGCTTTGGCTCCAAAAGCGCCATTTATTGGCTATGGCGGCCAGTTTGAGGGCTACGAAACCCAGTGGAAGACCGCGAACACGACAAATTGGCCATATTTGGAGGTCAATCCTGACGTAACCGACGGATCCGGCAGCATTCTGCCTTTGCCGCAGCGTGCCCAGCCGCCAATGGCGTCCAGCGGGTTGTTGCAGGCAAAAGCTGGAGCGTCTGAAGACATTAAGGCGTCCACCGGCCAATACAACGCATCTTTGGGCATGAGTTCTAACGAACGCTCAGGAAAGGCGATTCTTGCGCGTCAGCGTGAGGGCGATGTTGGCACTTACCACTACGGCGATAACCTTGCCCGTGGGGTGCGTCACATTACCCGCCAGTTGGTTGACCTAATTCCCAAGATTTATGACACCCAGCGGGTGGCGCGGATCATTGGCGAGGACGGCGAGACCGACATGGTCAAGATTGACCCAATGCAGGCCGAGCCGGTCAAGAAGATTGTTGACCAGCAGGGCAATGTCATCGACAAGATTTACAACCCGTCCGTTGGCAAGTACGACGTGGTGGTTACCACCGGCCCAGGCTACGCCACCAAGCGCCAAGAGGCGCTGGAAGCGATGGCGCAGTTGCTGCAAGGCAACCCGCAACTGTGGCAAGTGGCTGGCGACCTGTTTGTGAAGAACATGGACTGGCCTGGCGCTCAAGAAATGGCCAAACGCTTTGCTAAGACCATTGATCCCAAGCTGATGCAAGACGGCGACAAGCCGCCTGAGTTGCAGGCTGCTGAACAGCAGATCCAAGCGATGGGCCAAGAGATGGAGCAAATGCACCAGATGATTGTCAACGCTGGCAAATCCATTGAGATGCAGGATATGCACCGCAAGGACTTTGAGGCACAAGTCAAGGCGTATCAGGCCGAGACTCAGCGGATCTCTGCGGTGCAGGCGTCTATGTCTGCTGAACAAATCCAAGATATTGTGCTGGGAACCGTTCATGGCATGATTACGTCTGGCGACCTAGTCAATGAGATGCCTGGGCGCGATATGGATACCGGCCCTGAGATGCCAATGGAAGGCATGGAACAGATGCCGCCACAAATGCCAATGGAACAACAACCGATGGGAATGCCCCAATGATGTACAAAGCCGCCGATTTCGTAGGAATGCTATTCCTCGCCCGTGATGTGGCGCACAGCGTCCATCTGAACACGCGCAGCTATTCCAAGCACGTTGCGCTGGGTATTTTTTATGACCGCATCATTGGCGCTGCCGATGACTTTGCTGAAACCTACCAAGGTCGGCACGGTCTAATGGGGCCAATTACGCTGCACTCAGCTACCAAAACGGCCAATATCATTGATTTTCTGCAAGGTCAGCTAGATGACATTGAGAAATGCCGGTACGAGGTGGTGGACAAGTCAGATTCTTCGCTTCAGCAGTTGATTGACAATATCATCGAAATTTATCTGCGTACCCTGTATAAACTACGCTTTTTGGCATAAAGGAACATCATGGCAAACTATACGCAACTGGCTGCTACTTCGCAAGTCAAAGTCGGCGCTGGCAAACTTTATGGAATCTTTGTGTCGGCGTCCAGCAGCGGTACGCTTACCATTTATGACTCGCAAGCCTCCAGCACCAGCGATCCGAAAATCTCGGACGTTTTTAGCGTGTCTGCGGGAACCACATATCTGAACATTCCTGCGGGATTGTTCTTCAACAAGGGACTGTATATTGTTTTGGCCGGTACATCAGCCGCATTTACAGTCGCATACGAATAACCCAAAAAACGTACTGGTGCGTTCACCAGGGATTCTATGGAATCAAAAATGTCAGAAGAAAACCTAGCGGTAGTTGACCCCGCGCCGGAACCGATTGCAACGGCTGTATCGGAACCCGAAGTTAATGCGCCGGAAGTAGCTGAAGAACAGCAATCTAAGACTTTCACACAGGAAGAATTGGACGCTGCAATCGGCAAACGCTTGGCAAGAGAGCAAAGGAAATGGGAACGGGAACAAGCGCAACGCGCTGCGGAAACGCAGACGTTAAGAGCCGCGCCGGTTCAGTCTGTTGATCAATTTGAAAGCACGGAGGCTTACGCCGACGCGCTGGCCTATCAAAAGGCCGAGCAGTTGATTGCACAGCGTGAAGCAGCAAAGCAACAATCGCAAGTTCTTGAAAGCTATCATGAACGGGAAGAAGAAGCACGGAGCAAGTACGAGGACTTTGAACAAGTCGCGTACAACCCCAAACTTCCAATCACCAACGTGATGGCAGAAGCGATCCAATCCTCGGATATTGGGCCTGAGTTGGCTTACCACCTCGGCACAAACCCCAAGGAAGCAGACCGCATTTCCAAACTGCCGCCACTCGCCCAGGCTAAAGAGATTGGACGGATTGAGGCCAAATTGGCCGCAGACCCGCCCGTGAAACGTACATCGTCAGCGCCAGCACCTATTTCGCCTGT